GTAAAGCTGCATTTTGTTGTGGAAAGAAAAATTGATTTAAAAGGTCTGGTCTTATACCTTTTGTGTCTAATAGTTGTGTTTCTTCAAATTCGTTTATAGCACCTTGAAATTCCTTAGAGTTAACATCAAATTGAGATAAAGGTATGGCAGTAGTACCGCCTTTTTTATTTGGTGCTTGAACAATATGATTTGCAAAGAATTGATTAGTCTTACCTTCTGCTATGTTTCCTAAAGTCATAGCAAGTTGTTTTTCAATTCCATACTCTATATACATATTTCCACCAACAAAATTTCTCATAATTCTGTTGCCTTTTTTTTCAGATAATTCTTTCTTTATCTGTGTTATTTGTTTATCATCAGCACCTAACAATAAATTCTGTCCTTCTAAAACACCTTTTTGTTTTTCTTTTTCAATTACATTACCTAGGTATTCTTGTATAACAGGATTTACAGGAGATAAAGCTTGTGCTAAATCCAATATTCCAGTTGCAGGTAAAACACTTAGAGGCTCAACAAAAGTTTCTACAGGTTTTCTAGAACTTTCCCCTGCTGTACTTTGAAAATTTGTAGTGCCTACTTGTAAAACCATAATTAAACTTTTGCGTTAAGGTACATACCAGCAGCTTGAGTACCAATATTTAATAAGGTTTGACCTAGACTTGGTACAGCATTATAAGCTTCATTGATATTACTTTGAATAGTATTTCTTCTACTTGCAAATTGTGATTCTGTCTGTTGAATATTAAAAATATATTGTCTTTTCATTGATTCTAAACTTTGATTTATTTTTTCCCTATAGTTAGCAGCTTGTCTGTCTTGATCCATTAATAATAATCCTAAAGTCGTACCTGATTGCTCTGATGATACTATAGATGATTTTGCTTGCAAAGCATCAATAGTTTTTGCAAACTTGTCTTGTGCAGCAAACTTTTCTTGGTCTGCCTTTCTTTCTGAAAGAGCTAATTGTTTTTGTCTTTTATCCGCTTCTGCTGATTGATTAGCTAATAATCCTTGTTGAAAAGTTTGATTTGCGGTTTGTTTTGCAGCAGCCCTACCAATAAAAGCATTGGCAGCAGTAAGACCCAAGCCTATATTAAATGCTGTTGCAGCACTACCTGCTCCTAATAATGCAGCACCAATACACATCTAGGCAATCCTCAGAAATTCGTAAAATGGTTTTTTTTGATAACCATAACTCTCATGTAGTTTTATAAATGTAAACCCAAGAGCTTTTAACCATTTTATAGCAGAAGTGTTTTCTGCATATACATAATTATAAAGTATTTTATAAGACTTAAGTAGATTATCAACCCATTTTCTGCCTTGTCTTATTAATTGTATTCTATATTTTTTATTATCAAACAAATCATCTGTAGCAACGCACCATATACAACCATCTTTCTGTACTCCACATAAACCTATAGGTTGCCCTTCATCATCAGCAATAGTCATATTAGTCTTACTACCTAGAAAAGTAAGACTGAGAGCATCTTCTGGACTCATGCCTGTTTGATATAAAGCTTCAATTTTATCCATAACTCTCATGTTATCTACTACATATTTAAAGTCTTTAAGGTTTGATTTTCTTAAATATCCCACTATATTCTTCTACTCCTCATATGAAATATTCCTTCAAATTCTGCACTAGCTAAACGTGTAGGTAGGAATGTATCATTCTTTACATCTATATCTACTCTGTCAGACTTGCTCATTATTGGCACTTTAAATGTACCTGTATCTAAATTTATTTGTCCAATAGAAGCAGAAGCAGAACCAAGCAAACGACCAGTAAATTTATGAATTGAAGTATCTCTATTTTCAGGTGTTACTTCTACTTTAAAAAACCCTGCATCTTCATATTTAATATAAAAATGATGTATTTGTAATCTACCACCTACATACTCAGGAGAACCTGCACCTTGTTCTGTTAGTCTTTGTTTACTAAATCTATAGTGCATTTCAAAAGGTTCTCCAATAATAAACTTACTATTTCTAAAATCTCCTGTTGCTGTAATGGTAGAAGTAGAGCCATTTGTAAGATTTGTAGTTAAAAGTACTTGTCCTGATACAAGAGTTTTTGTATTGCCTTGAGCATCTACAAATGTGCTTGTCTCTCCAGTACCTAAATATCTACCAACAATATTCATATTTGCCCTTAATCTATATGGAACTGTAAAGGTAGATAGACCAGTACCAGAGCTATAAGATACTGATACTCCTGTTGTTGCTTCAGTTACCTTATGGTCAAGATGATATTCAAAATCAGCATTAGGTTCTCTAAACTCAGTTTCAAATGGTATTTTTTCTAGTGTTACTTTATTAGCTTCTTCTATAACAGCAAACAAATTTGTATCAATAAAATCTATGTTTAAAATAGACCTGTTTGTATTAATAGTATATGTAAACCAAGAACTTAAAGCCTTTTGCCCATCTCCTCCATATAACCATCTGTACACATATAGTTTGTTTGGATTATCAGAACCCAAAATTACAAGAATATCTTGGTTAGTAGATACTGCCATCTTAAAAACATTACTTGGTATAAGTCTTGGTACATGAATTGTGACGTTTGCAGCATCTCTTATTTGTGATTCTCCTTGAATAATATATTCTCTAATACCTGCAAAAGAACCCTTTTGCGTTAAGAAATAAATAGAAGATCCAGAACCTACTGGTTGTGCTGCTGGACTGCTTTCAAATTCAGTTGCTACTATTACGTTTGCTGTTTTAGGAGTAAGGTTGTCTGCTGAACTGGCTAATACAAATTGCGTTTGTTCAGAAAATAAAATAAGTTTTTCTCCCATAGTTACTGCACTTTTTAAGATCGCAACTTTTGTATGAGAAGCAGCTACATCTATAGGTTCACTATCTAAAACTGATATAACTGTTTCTGGAAAGAAATTAAAAAATTCTGATACTCTTGAAAGAATTACATTTTCTCCAGCTAAAAATCCAAGTCTGTTTCTAAAGAAAAATACGTTATTAATTTTGCTACCGATAAAAGAAGGATCAGGTGCAGATACAATATCTCCTACAGTTCTTTCTCCCCATTTAGGTAAAGTAAAACCTAATCCAACTGTGCAAGCTACATTAGTATGAGATCCTTCATTAGAAGCAGATTCATAAGTAAAATTATTATTATCTACCTTTGTTATTGTAAATTGTCCGTTTGTTAGACTACTGCTTTCAACATTTATTAATTGTCCAGTAATAAATCCATGATTAGTTCTAGTTATTGTGACTGTATTATTTCCAGTTGTAGATGTAAACGTAGCAGAATTTTGTAATGACGTTCCATAAGTATCACCATCAACTCTTGCAAATCTAAAATTACCATCAGCTTGACGTATCAAAACGTGTGGCATTGTTGCATAGTCGTATTTAAATTCAATACCTGCTTCTACAGTTTCTTCCCATTGACCTGCTTCTACTACTCCAGCAGTTGTAGTATTATTACCAACAAATTTTACATAGTAATTATCAAAATTAGTATCTTCATCTCCTTTAACTTCAACAACATAACCATGTGGAGACACAGTAGGCAGGTCAGTAAATCTTTGTACCGAATCTTTTATTATTGTCATCTTTGTATCGCCCTGTGTGTCACTACCATCTATAGAAAAATTAGAATTATCATTTTTTCTTACATATAAAACAGGACCATTACGAACAATAGTAAAACCAGTAAGACCAGCATCAAGACCAGTTTTTAAATCGGTTGCTATTGTATCTGTACTAAGAGTTCCATCGCCAGAAGTGTTATCTGTAACTGTTACCCCGTCAATCGTTACAGAATAGGTCGTATTTGCTGTTGCTTGATTTATAAATATAATTGCTTTTGTACCAGTACCACCGCTAAGTGTGGAGTCCATAGCTGCTGTAATACTTGTATTAACAACAAAAGTGTAATCAGCAATAGTAATTGTCTTCATTACACTTCTAGGTGTAGAAGTATTTAGATAAGCAGTTCCATCAGGTTTGTTTACAGTCTTTTCTGTGCCATCTAATTCAAAAACTTTTATATTTCCATTGCTAAATACTGCTATATATCTTTCGCTTGTATCCCTATTTATAGTTTGTATGTGGACATTACCAAGAGTAGAAGAAGATAAAGATGTTACATATTGCAAGCCACTTCGTTTTGTAAGACCAAGAACAGGATTGCTATCAGCATTATCTTGTATATCAGCATGATCTGGTTGTTTTAAATTGTCAGAAGATTGTGATATACCTCTTAATAATGTAGGTATAGCTCTTGAAATGACAGACATAATTATCTAATTAAAGCACTAGAAGGATTATAAGTATCAAAAATACTAGTAAGGGAAGGATCTCCTCTTAATAAATTATGATCTGCATTAGCATAATCTGTTTCTGTAAGTATAACTCTTGCTCTTACTTCATCTTGTTGTGTATAAGTTCTTAAACCATCATCTCCAACAAGCCTATCTACAAATATTCTTGCAGCTTTAATAGTCATATATCTTCTTGCCTGTTCTGGTATTTCATCAAATTCTCTAAAATAAACAACAGTACAAATTAAA